GCGGACCTTGCCTTGATCGGCGAGCGTGACGCGATCCAGCATAACGTCCACGCCGCCGCCGTAGACCCCGATGACCAGCTCGCGCCAGTCCGCCGAGTAGCAGAGGGTGCTGCAAACCCCGCTCGATGTTCCCTTGGTCAGATCGCTCGGCAGGGTTCGCGAAACGCCGGCGCGATACCCGAGCAGCGGCCGCTCGCCGCCGTCCCAGGCATACGGCAGGCCGCTGCCGCGCGGCTGAGTCCGCAGCCAGCGGCGCGTCGCGGCATTCACGGCAAAGCCGGCGTAGTCCGTTTCCTCGGCATCGGCCAGAGCCGGCGCAGCTTCCAGGTCGGCCAGGTGCGCGAAAGTGAGCTGCGCGCCGTGCGTGCCGCCGACTACCGAGCCGACGCCGGAAGTTGAGCGCAGCCCGACGGGCGCATTGCCGGTGCCGTCGCCGTTGATGGCGCCGTGCTCGACCTTCTCCAGGATCGCCTTCGTGAGATGGCGCGCAATCGTCACGTCAAGCGCCGGCGTTGCCTGCAGCAGCGCCTGGCGGCTCATGGTCAGTGTCACAGGAATCCGTTTGGGCGTGAGTACGGCCATTACCGTGCTTTCCGTCAGTGCGGTCGCAGCCTCGATTTCGTCTTTCCACGCCGCATCCGAGGAACTCTCGAAACGCGGCAGGCTCAGCGTCAGTTTCAAGCCGCTCAGGAAAGTCGCGCCCAGGCGGCCGAGCATGGCGGCATTGCGCAACGGGTCGGCAACCCGCGATGCATCAATGCCCGATCCGATCAGGTTGCCGGCCTGGCTCGCCGTGCCGGCGCTGAAGTCGCGCGCGAGGAAGCTAAGCGGAACAAAAAAACCGTTCGGAACAGCGCCCGTGCGGGTTGTCACAAGGTTGGATATTTCCTTCTCGAGGCCGGCGTTGCTCCAGTTGCGTTCGAGCGAAGCGCGTAGGCCGCGCGTGAGGGAATAGCCGCGGAACTCCTCTTTCGAATCCAGGCCGAGCAGCGCGTCGGCGGCATCGGCGAGCGGCTTGTGCTGCGCCGCCTCGGAGACGCGGCGCATGAATTTCGCGACTGAGCCGCGGTGGCGGATTTCTTCCATGGCGATCTTCTCGCCGTTGTAGTCCGCGAACAGTTCGCCGAGCGCCATCAGCTCGGCCTGGCGCTGCAGCTCGGGATGCTTATCGAGTTGGTACATTGCAATTCCTTTCGGTGGTTGAAGAGACGCCACCAGTCTGCAAGCCGCGCCTTCGTTGACGCTACCGGCTGTCAGTCGTGTCAGTTGCGAGAATCAGCACGCGGTAGATCCCCCGCACGCTGCGCGCCGCCTCGGGGTCGCCCATAAGCTGTTGCGCGGCACGCTCCGCTCCGGCGGGCGGCGCCAGCTCGCCATCGAGCACGTGCGCAATCAGTTCGGCCGCCGCCCAGGTCGCCCCAAGGTCGAAAGCCTCCACCAGGTCGAGATACCGCGCCACGCGCCGCTCGGCGCGCACCTGGCGCGGCGTTTTCTCGCGCACGCGCGCCAGCGCCAGATCGCTGCGCAGCTGCCGCACTTCGCCTTTCAGTTCGGCGAGGGCGGCAAGGATCGCGGCGGTGGCGTCGGGTTTCATTCGGCCGCGTCAACCTCGGCCGCGGCGGCGGCTTCGGGTTTTTCCTCAACCCCCTCGGGCGGCTCCTCTACTAGGTCAGCCAGCGACATGGCCGCCACCGTGTTGCGCGCCTTCGCAACCTCGGCGGCGACCACATCGAGCGCCTCCACCGGCATGTGCGGCGCACGGCGGCGCACCTGGCCGGGGATTCCATCGAAGACGCCGGCAACCTTCGCTGCGGTCTTCGCCAGCACCTGCTCTAGCAGCACCATCGGTGCCAGTTCGCCCCGCTCTATGGCGTTCGCCCGTTCGACGCGCTCAGCCTGCGCGGCTGCCAGTCGCGCCCGCTCCGTCGCCAGGTCAAGATCGCCAGAGGCGGCGCGCCCGGCCGCCTGCTCGCGCAGGTGGCGAATGTAGGCAACGCGGAATTCGTTCAGCGTGTAGTCGCCGCCCAGGCCGAGCTTGACTTCAATCTCACGCACGCTGCGGTCGGACAGGTCGAGGTGGACGGCGACCTCGGCCTGCGTCGGATGGCCGAGCGTGCCGTGGAACGAATTTTTCAGCCAGGCGACGTAGTTCTCGATCAACACCGGCACGCTGTAGGCGTTGCGGTCGTTGCGGCGAATGAAGCCGGCGCGCACCAGGCGATCGAGCTCGGCCGGCGAGACACCGATCAGCCTAGCGGCGGTATCGTGGGTTACACCTGCATCCTTGCTCACGGCGCCGGCCTCCAGTCGTCAAAGTTCCGCTCAAAGCTGTGGATCGCGTCAAACCATGCCTTGTGATGCCGATACAGGCCCGTGTCTGCCGTGATGACCGTGTTCTCCGAGCGCGGGTTGGTGTTGATGTTGGCGCTGCTCTCGATGACCCATGCGCGCTCGCCGGAGCGGCACAGGAACGTCTTGCTGTGGTTGCGGAAAACGGCGACACGGCCGCCGCAGCAGCGCACCGTGTCGCACAGGGCGGCGTATTCCTTCGCATAGGAGCCGGGGAATATCTCGCCGACGTAGGCATCCATCCGGCGGATTGCGCCGACTGCCAGCCAGTCGGCGAAGCGATCCACGTCGTCGACAGCCATGCACCAGGTTGAGAAGGCGACGTAATCCATCGGCCCGGCCGCCTTGAGAAGGTGGGCGAGGAACGACAACGCATCGACGTCGCCCGACGAAATGACATGCCAGGCTTCACCCTGCGCGATCTCAGCCGGCAGGATTTCCGCCAGCACGGCCTCGGACTTCGCCCGCCGCGCCTCAGTCCGGCAAGCGGTTCTCACCGCCTTCGCCGAGCGGCACGCGCCCTCGATCAACTCATTCAGCGCCGGGTCGTTCGGCAGGCTGTAGTCGAATAAGTCAAGGTTATCATCCAGTTGCAGCACGGAACCCCCTTAGAGCATTATCGTGACTAGAGCGAAGCCGCGCCGCTTCGAACCCGTATTCAGGATTGCCAGGAAGGACCCATGCATCATCTGCTCCTCGTGAGTAGATTGAGGGCGCGGTCTATCTCGACTGGCAGCTCGGCGTTGATCTTGTCCATGACGCGCTTGCTGATTCGTCGCGAGCTGAACATCTGGCTGAAGCCGATGACCTGCACGGGCTCGATTGGCAGTCGTCCTTTGCCTGTACGCCTGAAGACGGTGCGGCCCTTGTTGCCGATGAAGGCACCCTCAATCCGCTTGAGGCCGCCGGCCTTCTTGATCAGGAAGCCGAGCTGCTGATCCAATGCGACCAGATCCTTTTTCTTGGCACGCTTTCCGCGGACAGCCAGCCCGCGCACTGCTGCCAGGAAGTGAATCAGGTTTAGCGAACGGCCGCGCTTGCGCGCAGATCCGAATATCTCTATCACTGCCTCCAGGTTCCCACTGCGCGCCTTGCGCAGATTGATGGCGTTGCGCACTTCCCCGGCTTTGACCGCGAACTCCTCGGGAATCGCCCGGTTGATTTCCGCCCTGGCCTTCTCGGCCACCTTGTTGATTGCGGGCTGCAGCACCTTGGCCTGCATGTCATCCTGCAGCCGCTTCAGCGCCCTGCGCGTCGCGCTGTCATCAACCTTGACGCTGAACTTGATCATGACGCCAGCCTCACTTCGGCGGCATCTTCGGCGTGGCATTCGCGCTCGGCCGCTTCCGCCCAGAGGTCGACGGCATCGCCGGCGAACTCCGGCGACACCTCGCCGGCGAGGGCGGATTCCAGAATCGCCGCAATAAAGTCGCACAGCGCGCGGAAGGCCGGGCGCAGGCCCTCCATCATCGCAAAGCTGCGCAGGTCTTCCATCAGGACGGCGACAGCATGCTCACTCAAAACAGTCGCCGCGCCGTCGTCTGTTTCCATGCTGCTCATGATCGACCTTTCGTTTTCGTGGTGGCGGCGGCGCTTCCGCGCTTGCAGTCATTGCAGTGCACACGGCAGAACGATTTGCTGGTGATGCGGCCGTCAACGCCCGGCATGGGCGAGGTGACGCGGAAAGCATTACCGCACTGGCGGCAATGCCCGCGCCAGACGGCCAGCGGGACCTCGGTGCCGTCGAGGCGGGTGTGGGGCGCGATCTTCTCGAAGTAGAACAGCCTTGCCCCGGTGCGCTCAGGGGCGGCAATCATGCGCGGCGGTCTTCTCATAACCCGCTCCCCTGCCCGCGCGCCCCGCTCCGCCCGTTGGGCGGACGGTGCGCGGACGGCGGAACTTGGAAGCAGCGATGGTTGGCGAGGCCGAGAGCGCCCAGGCGGGCCAGCTCGGCGGCGCGCCAATCGGGCGCGCCTTGCCAGGTGGGAGGGCGCAGAAACACGCCGGCGTCGCGCGTTCCGTCACCGCTATTGGTATTAATGGTTTTGAGGGTGCTTTTTGTCCCCTGTGTAGGGGACATTTTGGGGTTGCGGATAGGCGTCAAAGGGACATTTTGGGCACTATCTAGGGGACATTTTGCCCCCTGCGATTTTTTTTGCCAGTCGTCGTAAGCGAACATCTTGAACCCCTCCAGGTATGCGCTGCACAATCCATCCGTGGACTTGATCGGCATCCAAGTTAAGGCCCATTTATGGCAATGGCCTTGCACCTTTCCGCCGTGCTTGGTCTTGTGGATGAAGCCGTGCACCTCCAGATCGGCGAGGGCGCGGCGCAAAGTCTTGCGCTCGACCCCATGCGCGGCCGCGTCGGCCTCGGACAGCTGAATGTGGCCGTTCCGATCTTTGGCCAGGTTCGCGGCCAGGAGCACCATCACCACGACCGAGGAAGGCCCCAAGTCTGCGAATGCGGCCGAATGGATGACGCGCTTCTCGATTGCTGCAATAGGGTGCGTGGTGCGATCTCGCTCGCGTCGCTTCTCGGCACGCTTGCGCCGAATTACAGGATCGTTCACGCCCCCCTCCGCGGCCTGCGCTGCGTACGCAGGTAGCCGCCGGGGCGGAACGTGCGGGTGAGGCGCAGGTCGGCATCAGACTGCCCTCGCCAGGCCTCCCGGCGGCCTCGCCAGGGCTCCGCGCCGTGGCCGGTGTAGGGCGGCTTCGGTTTGGTCTTCATGCGGCGCGCCGGTCGTCTGCATGCTGTCGCTCCGCGGCGGCCATGCCGATCTCCGTGGCGGTCAGCTGGAAACGCTGCGGATGAATCTGCAGCCGGCCGGCAACCACAATGACCGCGCCGGCGCGCCTGAGCTGCTCGCCGTGATTGCGGTAGAACCAGCGGATGCTGTCGATTGTGGGGAAGTGCCGCTCGACCTGCGGCAGCAGGTCGTTCAGGCACACGTACTCTGCCAACGGCAGAAGAGGGGGTTTGCTTTTACGCATACGAGGATCTCCAGTTCAAGCACCTTGCCGGGCCCTGTGCAGAGGCTTGCGGTTGGTGCTGGGAATCCTACGTGGC